CTCCAGCATAAGAGACACGAGCGGCGTTGACAATTGCTAAATCGTCTCCCATGTGATCGATCAATTCAACAAAGCCGTCATTTACATTTATTTTCATAATGCTCCTTAAAAAATATTATATATTATTATATAATAATTGTTGTTGATGTGTTTATATAATAACACACAACAGGAGAAAGTTTATGTTGAATACAACTTTAATCAATCGTCTTATCAGTCTTGAAGGTGTTATCGATGCGATGTTTAAAATCGAAGCGCCAGATATTGCAGCAACCTTGAAACTGTGCATCAGCGAAATCTTTTCAGATATGATCAAAAAACATGGAGAAGATCTTGAAAAGCAATTGGCCTTTGAGCAGGAAATGGAAGATCGAATTAAGGATCTATCCAGCCACAATTCAGCCGAAGACATCAAGCAAATCAAAAATATTTATGATCAATTGAGAGTAAAAAAATGATGCAAATTGAGACCTCCATGACTGCATTCAAAGATAATGCAATTTCTCTTCATAGCTTCTTTCAGTCTCTTTATGTGATGAAGGGAAGAGTTGGCTATACATATCAGGCAACTGACAACGGATTTGTCATAAAGTCTCCACTCAGTGGCCTTTATCTGCGAGTTGTCATCGATGACTACGAATTTACAAAAGAGAATTTTGATCTAAAGCTGGGCAATAAAGTCATATCATTGCACTACCTAGTTGAAAAGATGGTGAGTATCTGCATGAAGATTATTCGCAATCGCAACCTCTTAAAACGTGTCATCAGCGCCAAAGATCCAGAGACTGAGCTGGTCAAGCTAGCAAATTCTTTTTATCGTTTTCTCTACATTTCAACAGTGGATAACCTCCACCAAACCAAGCGAGTTCTAAAAAATGCTCAATAAAATGCACCTTATCGGCCGCGTTGGCGCTGATCCACAAATCAAAAAAATTGGCGAAAAAGATCTTGCCACCTTCTCAGTTGCCTATTCTGAACGCTACAAAGACCAAGATCAATTGACATGGTTCAATTGTGAATGCTGGGGGAGTCTTGCCAATCTAGTATCAACTCAACTCAAAAAGGGAGATAAGATCACCGTCATCGGCAAGATCCAGATCAATCAGCATGAGGGGAAAACCTATGTCAAGCTTCTAGCCAGTGAGATCATTTTTCTATGAAGATCAAAGATAGAAAATCAATCCTGAATCTTTATGTGTCAACAAAGCTGATCAGTCTGCTCGATGTCTTTAGTGATAGAAGATCCATCAAGGTCTCAAAACTGGCAGAAAAGCTTATGCTTGATGGTCTCAATCGGTCTGACCTTGATCAGGTTTTGTCTATCGATGATGATGATGCTATTGAAAAAATCACTACCAAAATCATCCAGGAGTTAGATCATGGCAAAGAGTAAAACTACTACAAAAATCGATACGGTTGATTCTAAAACGGCCAAAGCAATCGCAAAAAAGCCTTTAGAAGATAGAGCTGAGATCGCAAAAAAGAAGAGGCTTGTGGCAACTGAACAAATACTTGAGCTTATTTCTCAAGGTCTTTCTCAAACTGATGCGATTTCAGTTGTTGGCATCTCATACAGTACTTTTCATTCATGGATGAAGGCTGATGCTGAGTTGGTGGCTGATGTCAAGAGAGCTGAAATATCTCTCAAGCTAAAGCACCTTCAGAATATTCAAAGGCATTCAGAAAGCGATGTTAGAGCTTCCCAATGGCTACTCGCTCGAAAGTTTCCTCTAGAGTTTGGAGAGAAGCAGACCATTGACATGAACACTAAAGGCGATGACTCAAAAGTGATCATCAATGTCATCCAGCAAGTACAAAAAGAGAAGCATGGCAAAGCAATTGAAATTAAACATGAGTTGCCAGAGATAGAAGATCAAAGCGATGAAGAAGACTGATATTGAGCTCAAATTAAATCCGCTGCAAATCGATTTGATTGATCAACTCCTCTATTCTGGCGAGCCTTTTATCGCCGTTCGTGCTGGCTGGGGTAGTGGCAAAACCTCCGCTCTAGTCTTTGCGTTGTGGACTTGGTCAAGCATTCATCCCAACAAATCATCCCTTTTAGTGACTGATACCGCTCCACGCTATAGAAGCGTTTTAGGTCCAGAATTGGAGAAATGGCTTGTTCCTTATGGTTGGATTTATCATCAGCAAGAAGGCAAATGGACAGCCCCAAATGGCCATGTTGTTTGGTGTCGATCTTATTTTAGACCAGGCACAAGGGACGCTACACATAACCCGCTTGAAGGTCTTAATATCACTTCGGGGCTTGCCTTGATTGATGAGTGTCAAACTTTATCTGAAGAAGTAGCGCAGAAAACTCTTGGCCGTCTTAGATCTGGTCCATCACCTAAGATGATCATGGTAGGCTTGCCCGTTTGGGGAGCTTGGTGGGTCGACTTTGCTGAGAAAGCTGGATGCACGCCAATCTTCTATGCTAGCCATGTGAATAAAGCCAACTTGTCAGAGGCTTGGTTTGACGCCGTCAAGAATTTGCCAGAGTCTGAACGGCTGGCAATGGTTGAAAATCAACCTAGACCACCTCAAGGCGTGATTTATTCTGAATGGACACTAGGCCACATCATTGACAATTGGCGATATCATCCATCTATGTCATCAAGGCTTGTCATTGACTTTGGTTTTAGAAAGCCTTCAGTTTTGATCTTAGCGCATGATCCAACTTTAGAAGCTGATGTGATATGTGCTGAAATCAATCCTCAAGAAATCACGCTTTCAGAGCTTGCCAAAGAAATCCTCAAGATTGCTGCTCCTAGAGATCTAGCCAAACACTACCCCAACCGCATTTTGCTTGATGGTGCATCTGGTGATAAAGCCGGATCCGCTAGATCAGATCGAACCGCACTATCTGCATTCCATGAGCTAGCTAAATCTCCAGCTCAAGGAGGCATAGGAATTGCATTTAGATGGTGCACTGATCCAATACGAACGGACATCTTAAACGGCGTGCAAAGAGTTAAACGCTTGATCCATCAACGCAAGATTTTATGCTCTAAAGAAGTTTGGGATAGAGGTGGATCTGCTCAAGGCAATTCATTCAGAAAAGCAATCTTGTCTTACGCTTGGGATGGTAAAGAGACACCAAAGAAAGACGGGAAGGAGGATCCTCTAGACGCTCTAAGATATGACGTCATAAATTGGCGCTGGAGAGATAGCGAAATCCAGCCAGATAAGCCAATTCCTCCAGCCTCCCCCACGGTCAAGAGTAAGCTGAATCAAGTGAGCTCACATATAAAAATGATGAGGAGCCACTAATGCTAAAAGAAAACACAATTCACTTGGGAGACTGCCTTGATCTGATGCCATCCATTCCCAGCAAATCAGTTGATATGATCTTATGCGATTTGCCTTATGGTACAACCGCTTGCGAATGGGATTCCATTATTGACATGAGCAGGCTTTGGCAAGAGTATGAGAGAGTGATTAAGGATAACGGCGCTATCGTTTTGACGGCCAACTCAGTATTTACTTTCAAACTTTGGTCAAGCAATCCATCCCTTTTTAGATATAAATGGATTTGGGAGAAGACAATGCCTTATCGGTTTGTACATGCAAATAAAATGCCTTTAGCTCAGCATGAAGATGTATTGATTTTTTATAAGAAACTTCCAACATACAATCCACAAATGAGGGAGGGATTCAAGCCTTATTCAAGAAGTGATAAGGGAGGAGCAAGATCTGGATCTATCAATATCAATGATATTGCACAGATTAGACAGTATGAAGAAACTAGGCATCCTATTGACATCATCAAGTTTTCAAATGGAAACAATCACTCAATCCATCCAACACAGAAGCCACTGGCGTTGTTTGAATACCTAATCAGAACCTATACAAACGAAGGTGAGCTAGTCTTGGATAACTGCTCTGGTAGCGGTACAACAGCCATTGCGTGCATGAATACCAATCGCCGGTTTATCTGCATTGAAAGGGATGAGACTTATCATCGCAAGAGTCTTGAGAGACTGGCAAATCATGAACCTTTATTGCATATGGGGGATAAATGCCTTGACCTGATGCCATCAATTCCATCGAAGTCGGTTGATATGATCCTTTGCGATTTGCCTTATGGTACAACTGCCTGCGAGTGGGACAGCATCATTGACATGGGGAGGCTTTGGCAAGAGTATGAGAGAGTTATCAAAGACAACGGCGCAATCGTTTTGACGGCCTGCAATGAGTTTACATTTC